TAACAAGCGCTTCGTTGTCGTATTTAGTGGTTCCTCCTAGTCCAGGTGATTTCTCTAATGTCACAGTTAGAGTAACTGTAGGGCCTAAATTTTGGTCTTTCCTCCCCAGATTCGCTATTCCTCCTCCTCCTCGAAACCCAATGCTACGTCCAATGTTTGCAAGAGGTGCCGCAGTGATGGTTCCATTTGTGTTCGCAGCTACTGTGACACTGGTGTCCCCCCCGCCTCCTACGGTAACATCATAAGTTACGGTGTTATATGTATGTGATGTGGGATAAGTTACGACTTTGTATTCATCTCCATTTACATACCCTGAGCCCCCTCCCACAATTGATACAGCACTAGTCGAAGTTAATCTATAAGTTAACGCAGCATCTCGAGTGTAAGTCAAGTTTAGCTGTGCCGTGGCCGGGGTTTTTGAACTGTAATTAATATCAAGGGAATATTCCTTTTCGTAGTCCCCCTGCTTAACGAAAATCAATGCTTCTTTATCAAGGGAGGGTGACCTTGCTGTGTTGTCTACAGAAACCGTAGAAGACCTATTAATCAGGAAAGTCCCGTCAGCGACCGTAGTGGCCCTTAGTGTGTCCCTGGCTGACTCAGTGCTGCCTGAGACATCAAGGTAAGTCCCTGCTGCCGTGTAGCCCCCAGTGGCCCCATTGATGCTCGCCTCGTCCCCGCTGAGGACATTGTAGGCATAGAGCTTGGTGCCATTGTGCATCATGACGTATCGCTCAGTCTCACTCCTGTTGATGAAGTGAATGAAGCTGTCCCCTGAGAGGGTAAGGTCAGCCGCACCGAGTCTTCTAACAAACCTGGTGCCGTTCCTTTTTGTTAATCCATCAACAACACTACTCATGAAGTTAACCTGCTCGTCACACTGCCCAGAGAACCGTGTGGCGTCTGGCTGCTGGCTAACCCCTTGGATGAGGTTTGGTAATGATGTATTAATTAAAGGCATTATTAGAGGAGATCGTAGTTGCGATTAACCCCAAGGAGTGAAGCAACGTCGTAGTTGTCAAAGATGGTCCTGTCAGCCCCTTGGCCGTCCATCTCTTCGAGGGTGTATCGGGCTTTAAGTTCGTCCCGGAGGATCTGTTGCTCAAGCTCCTGGGACCCGACTGTGCGCGTCTGGAAGACCCGTGAGCCTTTGAGTGTGATGTATCTCCGGGCTTGCTCAGGGAGGTCTGTGAAATCTAAAAGGGACATTAAGCGAACGTCAATGTTCCCTGTGAAAGTGAATGTGTTGTCTGTCCTGTTAAAAAGCTTACTGCCTCGTTGCACTAAGTCTTTAGAGTTATCCAGGGAGTCAACGTGCATGACATCGTCAGTCAAGACAATCTCATTGCTTCCGTTAGGGCTAAGCGTTTGCTTATTAACCGTGTTGAAGTGCCACCCTTCTGACTGAACCTCGCGATTAACTTCGTCCAATACTGTGATTGCTGTGACAGCAGAGATAGGCAGTGAGGAAGTAACAGTGATTTGAGTCACTGGGCTTTCCCCAATGGTGCTCAGCATCGTATTGACGGCTTCGAGTTTTGTAGTGAGTGGCATAATTGTAAAAATGAAAAAATGCCCCGCCCCTAACTTAATGAGGACGAGGCATGAATTTAATGGATTGTGCTATTAAGCAGCAGCAGATGAAGTGGTATTGACCACAACAGCAGACTCAGGGCGAAGAACACCAAGGCCCATTGCATACTTAGCAACAAACAAGGTGGACTGACGCTCAATGAGATACTCGGACTCAGTAGCGAGGTCGAGGAGCTTAACGCAACCAACAGCAGACGAATGGCCAGCAACGAAACCGTGGCTGTTCAAGGTGCTTCCTGATTGAATCTCAGCAACACCCGAAAGGTCACCATTGTAACCCGAGTCATCGTTCGTAACAGCAGTGCCCGCAAATGGGGCGTTCGCTACGTTCGCATCATCACCCGTCTGACTACCTACAGCAACCTGAACACCAGCAAGGTGTGGGCTCTTGTAGAGGCGAATTCCTGCAACTTCAATAATGCTGCCTTTAGAAGCGTCAGCAGAGCCACCCGAGGTGTCCTTGTTGATGGCTACGTTGTCAGCAGTGAGCAACTTGTAGTATTGGAACGGAGTCAGGATAGCGTAACGGCCATCCGATGGGACTTCCTTCTCGTCAAGGACGCGAGCACACTCAAAGAGTGCATCAACAAGTCCTCCAGCAGTCATGGTGTCCACGTTACTTCCAAAGATCTCGGTGCCAGTAGGACCCCCAGTGTAGTTTGGAGTCGTGGTAAGGCCCGCAGCAAACATTGTCTTAAGGATCTGGATGTCCAGACGCTTAGCCAGTGCTTTACCAAGTTCCTTCCCGTAGATGCTACGTAGGTCGAAGTGGTTCTTAACTTCATCAATTCTTGGAATAAGAGTCGAAGCAACGAGCATGTCGTCAATGTTAATTACCTTCTCGCTGTGTGCAATCTGGGACAAGTAGTCGCCAGTGCCAAGGAGGTCATTGCCAGGAACATGATACTTAGCTTCTGCCTTGCCTGTTACTGGGAACTGTGCGCTCTTTCCACTGGAAATCGTGCGAGTCATGATGAGGTCCTTTGCAACATTTGATTCGTCAAACGCCGTAAGAATCTCACCGCTAAATACTTTCAGGAAAAGGGCATTGTCAGCAGAAAGCGTGCCTCCGGTAGATCCGGTGCGTGCCCCTGAGCCATTGACCTTACCCGGAATTGATGGGTAGTTATCTAGTGCCATAATAAGTTTTTGTTATAGTTTTTGGTTTTGTTTACTTTGTCCGTAGTCGTTAGTCACCAACGAAACAATCAGTTGTCTGACGCATCAGGCTGAGGGTTTATGGTTTGATGTCCTTGGGTTTATTGGACGCAATGAAAGTTTAAGTTAATACTTTGAGCCGCTTTATGCAACTCCGTATGATTGTGTATACTGTTTGGTTAGCAGCCACACTTGGGTCCTCCTTGTTGGTAGGGTGCCATGTTAAAATGTTAACGTAGGTTTTATCTATATACTCCACTACTCCATACACAGTGCAGCTCAGAGGGTGCCCTAAGTCCTGTGCGTGGTCGAGAAATACCACCTTAACGATGTCATCGACTAATGGCTTTTCTATTTTACTCACTCGGTTTTGAGGTGGCTCCAAGGTGATAGTAGTTGTTGAATCCGGTAGCTAAAGCAACACCCAGGCCGAGGTGGTTAAGTTTAAATTGGTCCCATTCGTCCTCATTGGACCCAAAGAACGGCTCAGCGATCACAGAGGGGCATGGGGTTACTTGGAGGAACTTTGAGCCTCGTTGTTGCCCTGTGCGTCCTTTAGCTCCCCTGCTCCTAGTTTTAAATTCATTAACAACAGACTCCTGTAGACACTCGGCGAGCGCCTTGCCCTTGCTTGACCTGTGCCAGTGGAGCATCTCGCTTCCGTGGGCTGACTCCCCTGCTGAGTTAAAGTGAAGCTCTATGGCCGCTTTGACCTTCTTAGCTTTGAGTTCCTTACCGAGCCACTCCATTGCTTCTGAGTAGCCCTCCCCTTGATACTCACAGACAATAACACTAGGGACCCCAAGCGTGTTGAGGTGGGATGCCATTGCCTTAGCGACCCGGAGGTTGTAGTCCCACTCGGTGGTCGTGTTGTCCCAAGAAGAAGCCCCCATGTCCACCCTACGGCTGTGCCCTACGCAGATCGCTAAGATCGGCTCTGGGGACTCCTCAGGGGGCACTGGGCTACTGAACCATGCACTACAGCTCATTCTCTAGGTAGTTAATGTAGTGAAGTAATTCAGAGATGGTTTGTTTCTCTTCCTTGTTAAAGTCATGTGCGTCAAGCCTCTGGGTCATTTCTGGTATCCGGCTTGGGCGAAGCGTCGTGCACCCACCTATTGATAAAGAGGCGATTACGAGTGTGCCTGCGATTCTTAAGCTCTGTAGTGTATTCATCCCTTATAGAAAGAAAAAGCCTCCCCAACTTAGGGAAGGCTATAAGTAATCGAACGATTGACTTAATCATTTATCCTTGGCTTTCCCAACATTAAGAGCAAGCCAGTCAACAACCTTGTAGAGCTTAGCAACCCACCCATCGTCACTGGGAGTCGGGGTAAGTGCTGCAATGGCTGATGCCCCCGCCACGATAGCAGTAAGGGCTCGGATAAGTGCGTCTGTGTTGTCTACGATGTAGTTAATTATTGTAATCATAAGTTAAAGGACGTCAGAGATTGATAAGCGCCTTTGCACTTCATTGCGATACGCAGGGTCATTGCTATACCGTGGGTCACGCATAGCCATGCTGACTTGCTTAGAAGAACCAAATGGTGCCACCGAGTTGCCTGAGGTATTCCCTTGGACAAGGCTTGGCGCCGTGCCATTGGCCGATTGATACTGAGAGTAGAGCCCTTGGACTGCCACTTTGGCTTGGGCTATTGTTCCCTTCTCAACGATCTGGTTGAAGGCATCGACTGACGACTCATCGAGTGACTCAGTGGCCCACTCAGACATCGCCGTGTATTGATCTTGGCCCCCTGTGATCTCATAGACGGCACTGGTCTGTCCTTCAGCGATTGCCTGTTGTCCTGCTATATACGACTCAACAAGCTCCCTAGGAAGCCCTGAGTCCTCAAGGGACTTAAAGGTATCAGCACTGAGTTCCCCAGCTTCCATGAATTCCTCCGTGGCCTGGTTGATTGACTGGTAAGCCTCAGAGGTTTCTTTAGGCGTCTCGGTCTCAGCGGCCTCCTCAGTGGGATTCCCTAGCTTCGACTCCAACTCCCCGTAGGCCTTCGCCATGTCTTCGGGGCTTGAAAACTTCTCAGGAAGCCACTCTGGGCGGTCCTGTGCTTGTTCCTCTGGGTCAGGCACTAAGCCATCACCGAGGTCTTGTTGTAGTGCCTCCTGCTTGTCGTCCCAAGCCTGAGCCATAGCGTCTGTGTTATCAGTCGCTTCTTGTTCTTGCACTGACGGGCTTACCATCGTGCTCGTTTGTAATTCGGCCATTTATTCGTTATTCGGATTCAGCCCCTTGTTGTCGTTGTTGTTCAATAGATTGATCAGAAAGGGCCTTGATGCCCTGTGGCGCTACTTGCTGCATCATGGCCATCTGTTGGGCCTGTTGCTGCTCAGCTTGCATCTCTTCCTGGCTCTTCACGAGTCCAGCAGTCTTGATGCCTAACGAGGTTGCTCTCCTCTGGAAATATTCTCCAACATTCACAAACTCAGCAACAGCCTGTGGCCCTACTACTTGTGCTGCCCCAGCAAGGAACAGGTCAAGCTTCTGGAGGTCATTGCCCCGTCCTAACGCCTCGACCCCTGTGATAATCACTGGGCTCACTACGTCCTTAGGGAGTGCCGGAAGCCTCTTCTTGCGCTTCATGACGTCCATAAGCCTATTGACGAATGGGAGCTGCATCTCAGTTGATAACAACGAATACAACCCACCAAGGGCCGACTCGAGCTCCTGTGAAAGCATACGGATCTCCTCAGCGGTGACTCGCTCAGCATTGCGCACAACACCTGCGGTAAGCAAGAAGGCAGCACCAAGCCGCTCAGAGATAACCTGGATGGAAGCCTGTGCTGTCCTGAAGTCGTTGACTTTGTTTAATTGTAGTGTTGTTACATCAGCAGCATTGCCTTGAACGATAGCGCCACTAGGTGACTCAGCTAACGTCCGGGCCCGCGTAGTGCCATTAGGATTAACCAGGAACATCACCTTAGCGGCAGCCGCTGATCCCTCAACGATGGCCCGAGTGAGGCCTTCAAGCGACTGCATGTCACCAAGGTATTCCTCAACATACCCACGCCCGTAGCTCTCACCGTCAATCCGGGAGAAGCGCAAAGGGATAAAGGGATTCCTGTCAGCCTTCACTGAGCCCCCAGAGCTTGGCAAGGCGACGCCATTAACGTCCTGGTAAATTACAAAGTGATCCCCATCCCGGCACGCAGCCGTGTATAGGTGAATCTCGTCAGTAGGGCTTCCCCCTGAACTCGCTAAGGCCTCCTTGACCTCATCGTCCACAGCATCATAGCTAAGGTTCTCTTTGGTGGCTATGTGAAGCACGTTGCCCATCGGGTCCCTCTCGACCACAAAGCGATCTAAGTGGAACACACGGATGCCTCCTTCATCAGGCATATACAACAACACATTCCCAGTCACTATAAGGTGCTTAAGGGCCGCGTGGATCGCCGTCCGGTATGCTTCCCTACTGATCTCACTCATGACTGATTCCTCTACCTGTTGTAGGCTAGATTCAATCTCTGAGATTAGTTCTTCTGGTGCTCCCTCAGCGGCCAGGGCGTATTTGTCAATGTTCAGTCGAAAGAACGGGGCGTTAGGCGGGAGGAGTGCTAACAATAATTTGGAGGCGAGGTTATTTACTCCGCGAGCCCCAACGCCCTGAAAAGGTGTTTCTAGTCTGCTGTGTGGTCCGTGTCCCTCTTCCGGCATGACGTATGGGAGGGTAAGCTTAGAGCACGTTCTGGCGCGGTCTAGGTATTGGTATCGCTGCCCTTCACGGGAGTCATACACAGATTTAGCAGTTTTGAAATTCATGATAAGTCCTCAGTTGATTGAGGTTTGATTGATAAAAATTCTAGTTGGGTAAGCTCTTGGACACCCTCGGCCCCATCGAGCAGCGCGTCGTCGTTCGAGGTAAACCTCCAGCAGTCGATGGCGATGAGGCTCCCTGATCCATCAGTGGCTTCGGCAAGACTCTCAACGGGCGGTAGGCCACGCAGAGTCGTCCCCTGTTTGTTGGGATATCCCCGGTCACTATCGACCGCATTAGTCAACCCCGTGTAGACATCATCATGCTGGACTACGTAGTATCGAAATCCCGTATCTGCCCGGCTCTGCTCGATTTCTGTGAGTGGTTCTTGGTCTTCCATTATTCAGTAAATTCGTATTCAAGAAGCTCGTCGTCTTCCTCAACAACTGGTGGCTCCCAGCGAAGTCGTTGCATGTATGTATCCAGGTCGA